GCGGCGAAACTGTCCGTGGTATGGGCAGAGCGTATCAGGGCTCAACTCGTCCAGTAAAGATTAGATAGATGAGCTATGAAGACGAAGCATTTGGCGGTTCCCAGAACGTAGGGCAAGTAAGCTACGGAGGTCCGTCAACAGATACCGGCTCTCAAGGAGAGGGCGATAATTCTTATACCGCCGCTATTCGTGACTCTAAGGGAAACATAACCAACCCCTACCCAGATGGTTTCTTCTCCAGAATCTTTGGCGCAGAAAACGTGTCTTACGCTGGCTTACTTGACCAGAATCAAATGGCTGGTATTGAGAACATGCGTTACAACAGATACAGCAACCCTCAAGCTGCTGTATCTAAAGGCTTTGGTTCTTTATTCGGCGGTGCCGAAGGTGAGATGACTGTAGCAGGTCCACGGGTCGCGCAGATACAACCCGCTACAACCAGTCAAAGTTTGGCAGGTATTGCAGGAATGGGTCTTGGTCTTCCTGTTGGTGCTTTAAGTCGTGCTGCAAGAACGACATACGCTCCAGAAGGTTTTCTTGATGAGGGCTCTGTATCACCAAGCGCGTTAAGTGCGTCCTCAGAGTTCTTAACTGGTATTAGCCCAGAGGCTGTTGGAAATATGTACAATCAAGCTGCTGACTTGGTTGACCAAGCTAAAGAAGGTATAAGAAGTGTTCTTTCTGATAACGATGTTGATGGTGTGATAAACAATCTATCTCCAGCCCCCGCTGATGATCAGACAATGACCTCGCCAGATATTCGCTTTCCTGATGACCCGTCACGGCAAACGGTTTATGAAGCAATGCTAAACCCAGACTATCAATCGGGCAGACACTCAATAGCTCTGCCTAATGGAGCGGTGGCGGAGTTAATCAATGGAAAGTTTACAGGCACAAGAAGAGATTTGACACCATGAGAATAGAAATCAAACTTATACCTGACGGTATTGACCCGGCAAAAGAAATTCAAGACGGCACTCCTGTTGATAAGATGGAGGACGCATGTCCTATCGCAACACAGGATGTCGAGACTAATGAAGAGAATACACGATTTGCAATCAAGGACCACCAGTATGGGCCTGCTGTAAATCCTGAAGAAAGCTGCGGTGTTTGTGCAGCGTTTAATATTAGTCCTGAGATGCAGGAATGTATGCAGGATGAATCTGGCGAAGTGGGCTATTGTCAGATGCTAAAGTTTATGTGTTCAGCATCTAACTCATGTTCCGACTTCGCTCCTGGTGGGCCGATAGACGGAATGGATGAGTAATGGATATATATGAACTTATAACAAAATATAATAAAGTCTTGCACAATCACATAGAAGACCTTAGTGTTTCTATAACCAGTGGTAGTATTTCTAGTATGGAAGACTACCGCGCAAGAGTCGGTGAAATACAGGGTGTCACCTATGCTCTTGACGAATTGAAGGCCCTGCTCGAAAAGGCTAAGTATATCGATGGCACTGATAGTACCTGAATACGTCCTCGCGCAACGCGCTGCTAAAGAAAAGGCTGAACAAGCCGCAAAAGAAAAATCCCTTTCAGAACGAGTACCACAACCCACAGGATGGCGAGTTCTTGTCATGCCTTATATGGGTAAGGAAAAGACTGATGGGGGTATATATGTACCCGATGAATCCAGAGAACGCGAATCTCGCGCAACCGTTGTAGCTTATGTGCTAAAGGTAGGCCCTTTAGCTTACCAAGATAACGATAAGTTCGGTGGCGAAGCTTGGTGTAAAGAGGGTGATTGGGTGTGTATCGGAAGATACGCTGGCTCTCGATTCCAGATCGAAGGCGGCGAAGTTAGAATCATCAATGATGACGAAGTCATTGCAACAATCGTTGACCCCGACGATATCAAAACGTATGGAGCATAGAGATGTTACCCGACGCAGAAGAAAAAGAAGTTGAAGTTGTAGATGTAGGCACCGACGAGCAGGAAGTTGAGCTTGAAGGTGTTGAAAACATCGTGGAGTCTGAGGAAGCTACAGAGGAAGCGGAACCAGTAAAGCAGGAAGACGAGCTCGAAGCCTATTCAAAAGGTGTTCAGCAACGTATTAGTAAGCTTACTAAAAAGTATCGTGATGAAGAAGCACAGAGAGCAGCAGCAGTTGAGTTCGCTGAATCTGTTAAGAAGCAGAACGATGAACTAAAAGCACGTTTGGAGGCTTTAGACCAGTCTTATGTGGGAGAGTTCGGCACTCGTGTTGATTCTCAGATTGAGGCTGCAAAGCAATCTTACCAAAAAGCTTACGACGAAGGTGACTCTGAGGCGATGTTTGAGGCTCAGAAGAATCTTAGTAAGTTGGCGCTGGACCAAGCTCAACTAGAGCAAGCAAGGCGTACTCAGGAAAAAAGGTCTCAAGTTAGAGAAGAACCTGTTCAAGCTCAACAGCCTGTTCAGCAACCCGCTCCCGCGAAGCCCGACCCAAAAGCAGAAGACTGGGCTTCAAGAAATGAGTGGTTTGGTACAGATCAGACTATGACTTATGCAGCGTTCGGGGTTCACAGGACTTTAATTGAAGAAGAAGGGTTTGACCCGCAGTCCGATGAATACTATAATGAACTTGACAGTCGTATGCGTACTGAGTTTCCACAAAAGTTTGGAAGCACACCTCGCAAAGATACTGGACCCAGAGTCGCCTCTGCTGAGTCCACGGCCTCACGGTCGAAGTCACCAAAGGGGCGCAGAACAGTGAAGCTGACCCCTTCGCAGATTGCAATCGCCAAGCGTCTTAATGTTCCGCTTGAAGAATACGCAAAGCATGTTAAGGAGTAAAAGTATGACTGATTCTACAAAAAGAGCCTCACGGGACTCAGAAACTCGTGCAAAGACCACAAGACGCAAGTCTTGGGCACCGCCTTCAAAGTTGGAGGCACCTGAAGCTCCCGCAGGCTTCAAGCATCGTTGGATTAGAACCTCTATTCGGGGGGAAGACGATTCAATGAATGTGACATCAAAACTGCGGGAAGGTTGGGAGCCTGTACGGGCAGATGAGTATCCTGAGTTAGCTGGACAATATCCAACTATTCAGGAAGGCACAAATGCTGGTACAATTGGTGTAGGCGGTTTAATGCTTGCACGAATCCCAGAAGAGACGGTCCAAGAACGAACTGAATACTACCGGGAGCAGACCCGCACACAAATGGATGCCGTTGATCAGAACCTAATGAGGGAACAACATCCTTCAATGCCTATCCATAACGATAGGAAAAGTCGTGTATCATTCGGGGGTAAAGATTGACCCCTTTAACTTACAAGGAGTAAGCAATGGCAAACTCAAATGTTGCCTTCGGCCTCAAGCCGATTAATACCGCTGGTAGCACTCCTGCTACTCAGGGTACTAATGCATATTTCATTGCTAGTAATGCATCAGCGATCTTTCAGGGTTCTCCGGTTAAATGCGTGAACGGTGGCGAAATCGCTATCGGCTCTGCAACTGGAGACACTGTAGCTTTTGTTGGTGTTTTTGCTGGTTGTGAATATGTTTCATCAGAAACAGGAAAGAAAGTCTTTTCTAATTACTGGCCTGGATCAGGTGCAGACACAAACTTCGATATTATCGGACATGTGTATGACAACCCGATGCAGCGTTTTGTGATTGCAACAGACGCAACTTTCACAGACCAAGCAACTGCTCGTGCAGCAATCTTTGAGAACACAATGCTCAATGGCGGCGCGTCAGGTAGTACAACTACAGGTAACTCTTCTGCAAAGATGGATGTTGCAACACTTGATTCTTCTAATGCCTCTCTTCCTTTGAAGATTGTTGGCATTCAGACAGATGTTGACAACGAAGATTATGCAGCAGCCGGTCTTCCTGTAATTGTGATGATTAACAACCACGCTTTGCTTCAGGCTGATTCTGAAGCAGCGATATCATAGGGAGGCTAACTAATGGCTATTTCTCGCGCACAACTCGCCAAAGAACTAGAGCCTGGTCTTAACGCTCTCTTTGGTATGGAATACAATCGTTACGAAGGCCAGCATGCTGAAATCTTCGACTCCGAGTCATCAGACCGGGCGTTTGAAGAAGAAGTAATGTTGTCAGGCTTTGGTGCCGCTCCTGTTAAACAGGAAGGTACTGGCGTATCATTTGATGATGCACAAGAAGCTTACACTGCTCGTTACAACCACGAGACAGTGGCGATGGCCTTTTCAATCACAGAGGAAGCAATTGAAGATAACTTGTACGATCGTCTAGCATCACGCTACACACGCGCACTTGCTCGTTCAATGGCACACACAAAGCAGGTTAAAGCTGCTTCAATCCTCAACAATGCGTTTACTGCTGGTGCTTCTGCTGGTGGCGACGGTGTAGCACTTTGTGATGCATCACACCCACTGACAAACGGCGGTACGTTTTCTAACGAGCCATCAACTGCAGCAGATTTGAACGAAACTTCTTTAGAAGACGCTCTAATCAACATTGCAGGGTTCACTGATGAACGCGGTCTAGTAATTGCTCTTAAAGGCATGAAGCTAATCGTTCCACGCCAGCTTCAGTTCGTAGCAGAACGTCTGCTTGTATCAAACCTACGGGTTGGTACTTCTGACAATGATGTGAACGCCATGAAGAGCATGGGTATGCTTCCTGAAGGTTATGTAGTCAACGACTACCTGACTGACACAGATGCATTCTTCATCAAAACTGATGCGCCAAATGGCTTCAAGCACTTTGAGCGTATGGCTTTGTCAACAAACATGGATCCAGATTTCGACACTGGTAACATGCGGTTCAAGGCTCGTGAGCGTTACAGCTTCGGTTTCTCTGACCCACGCGCAGTATTCGGTTCACCGGGCGCTGCATAAGGTTAAAGACATCTTTACGAAGAGGGCGGCTTTCATGCCGCCCTTTTTTGTTGTATACTATTTACATCCCTGACAGCCGCATCCCGTGGCTGACATTAGCCACGACAGGAGATTATCATGGCTCTTTCTACCTTTTCTGGTCCAGTCCGTTCAAATAACGGCTTCCAGATTCCCGTTGTAACAACAGCAAACCTTCCAGCGTTTGGCAGTGTAGCAGTAGGTACTGTATACATAGTCAGCGATAATGGGTCTGGTAACGACGAATACTGCATTGTCATTAACACAGGCGCTGCTTGGGTTACCGCTGTAGGCGCAGCACTTAGCTAATAGCAGGCGGACATGGCTGCTTCTATTA